ATGCGTGCCGAGGCAGAAACATTTCTGTCGTCAATGCCTCAGGGGCTGCAAGACAGTCAGGCTGATGCAATCATAGAGGCTATGGCCGGATACCCGGAGGAGTTACGGAATGTCAGACAGTCTCGTAATACTGTTCATGAGTCGTCGCCGGATGTCGAGGTCGTGCAAATCGAGGGCGAAGGCAATGCAAGAGGCATAGCAATGAGTCTGTTCAAGCCCGAGAAGCCGCAGCCAAAGCCATTGCCGCTATTGGTTTATCTGCACGGAGGTGGTTGGACTTTCGGAAGTATCAATAGCTGTGCGGCGTTCTGTGATGCTGTCGCTGCTACAGGTAAGGCAATAGTTCTGGCTGTGGATTATTCGCTTGCGCCCGAAAAGCCTTATCCTAAAGGGCTTGAAGATTGTATAGAAGCAATCAAGATGGCGTATGCCAAAGCCGCAGAATGGGGCTCTTGTAGTAGTCTTGTTAGTGTCGGTGGCGACAGCAGCGGCGGCAACCTCGCATTGGCGGCGGCTCTTTCGCTAATGGAGCAACCGATTCCGCTCAGACTTCAATCGCTCGTCTTGTTTTATCCGGTATTGAGGGCCTATAACGACGATTCTGCGTCTTGGCATAAATATGCTCGCGGCTATGGCCTGAATGGCCGTATTATGGAGGTATTCAATAAGGCGTATATAGGCGATTTAGATCCTACCGAGCCCCTTATATCTCCGGCACATGCCAAAGATACGGCTTTGACGCAATTGCCTCCAATGCTGATAATCAATGCACAAAGAGATATCCTCTGCGACCAAGGGAAAGAATTTGCTCAAAAATATCCCAATGTGACACGGGTGGAATTTCCGGGCGCCGTGCACCTGTTTATTACGGTAAAAGGGCAGTCTACCGCTTTTGGGAAGGCAGTGAAATTGACTGCGGATTTTTTGACAAGTAATTTTTGACAAGTATAAATAAATGAAGAAGATACTGTTTCTACACGGCTTAAACTGGAGCGGCGAGTGTCCGCCGGCACTGACTCTGCGCAAGGAGCTGGAAGATGTTGCTGAAATTACGGCTCCCAACCTGCCGGTGAACCCTGAAGATGCCCTAAAAATGCTTCTCGATATATGCGATACATTACAGCCGGATTTGATTATAGGTAGCAGTTATGGCGCTTTCCTTGGACAACAGTTGATTAAGATTGTCGGAGCGCCGGCGCTGCTCTGCAGTTCGATGTTTCGGATGACGAACTTCCTAAGATTGCGTATAGGGACTCATAATTTCAAATCACGCAGAGCCGACGGCATCCAAAGCTATGAGATAACGCCGGAATTGATTGACGTCTTTCAAGAAATGGAAAATCATCAATTTGACTGCTATGATGAATGGTATCGGGATAAGGTCGTTGGATTTTATGGGTTGCAAGACACGCTCGCCAAAACTAAGGAAGAGTTCCGTAAATACTATAGCACCGTCATCGAGTATGATGGTCCGCATACGATGACCCCCGATAATGTGAAGTCAACGTTGGCTCCTGTGGCGAGGGCGACTTTGGCGCAATTCCCGCGCTCATCCCAAAGGCTATTTCGACATTTCAAGGGCAATTCATATCGCCTCGTTTGCCATGCCAAAGACAGCGAAACCCTTGACCGTCAGGTTACATATCAGGCACTTTATGGCAACCGAGGATACTGGGTACGTCCCGAGCAAATGTTCTTCGGACGGGTAGTTCGCAACGGTAGTTCTATCCCGCGCTTTGCCGAAGTAGGCCACATATAATGTGGTTCGTACTTACTAAGAACAGCTTAGGCTGTAATTTCCTGAATTTGCAGGGAAATTACAGCCTAAGTTGCACTTATTAGAGCCCTTTTACTCGATGGCTGCCTGTGCCGCTGTTGAAACATAACCTAATCCGTGAGTTGCAGGGACGTTGTACGCTATCTGTGACGTGTGCGTCTTGGGTAATATGTCGTTTGATTTCATGTCATATTTCGTTATTTGTTTCTCGGTTTTATGATGTAAGGGTTAAACACCCTCTATTTCTTTCAGATTTGCCCCTCTGCCGGACTTTGTGCGCTCGGTAGAGGGTTTTATTGCTTTTGTGACTGACGCGCCTCTAAACGTCTTATATCGCGTCGAGCCTCGGCAAGCAGGTCGTACAATTCTATGGACCGGTTGGTGGCGAAGTATTCCGCCCAGTCCTTGAACGTGTGGCACTCTCCAGTTTCCGTGTCCTCGTAGTCCTCGGAATCCCACATATCGGCAAGCGAGGCATACGTTTCGGCAGGGTGTGAGCCTATCGCGTCCACAACCTCGGTCGGGTATTCGTCCATGAGGGTCTGCACCCACTCGTCAAAGCCGTAGCCGGGATTCTCATGCAGGACATCCCATGCCGCCGTCTTGAGTTCGCCGTAGAAATCCGGCTCTTCCTCATCAAGCATATTGTCAAGAGCCTCAACAAGGGAAGCCATTTCTTCGTCTGATACGTTGTATTTGCTATCGTTCATGTTTCAAAACTTAAAAGTTGGAATATTGCTGAATGTCCTAACTTTGTGGCATGAAAAAGATTAAATACTTTATACTCCGCTGGCGTTACCATCGTCTCTACCGCCGCCTGTTTTGGCTTTACCTTTCAAAAACGACCACTGCCAATGATGCAGTATGCCAAGCATCCAATGCATTTACATGGCTAACAGGTTGCGATTGGGATGACTGGCGTTAATCCTTTGGCCGTTGTGGCCGCTTCTCCCTCATGATTTCTTGTGGGGTTTTTATATGCGTGGTCGGAAAAACAACTGGAATTACAAAAGAGATTCTTGATGCATTCTCAGTCTTTGCAGAAGTGGCTGAGCCTATTTTTGCGCCGAAGATGGAAATTCCTGCTTTGGCTTGCCCGTCTATGCCCACTTCTTCACTCGCAGTTACTGCGACATCAAATGACAATTGCTCAATCGGTTTAATCTCATCATTTACAGTCAGCGTTTTTAATGCAATCGGATTGGGCAAAGTCGGATTGACAATCGCCCCATTACCCAATCCGGCTTGCAGTTCACTAACGGCATCTGTTATATCAGTGATTGCTGTTTTTATAAATTCTTTCAGTTCCATATCGCTATTCAGTTTCCATATTTTCAAACACGTCTATTGATTTGCCTGTCCATTTATCAAAGACTATTTCAGAGTTGATTCGTTGGTATCGATTGCTGACAGAGTAAAAATAAATCCCTACCGAAATCAATGCGATAATAACGATTCCTCCAATAATGGGAATCAACGAAATATTCATACTCTTCTTTAGAAATGTCTTATTCTTGAATGAATGGTTCCTCACAGCATGGGTCATCGCCATCTGCTCTTCTTTAACCAAGGGTTTGGTATGATCAACAGATTCTCGAAATCGAATGAGGTTATCGGGAGTAGGCATAATTCGACCCTTCCAACCATATTGAACCCTATTTTCCCAATTCCAATACTTATCCTCAACTTTGGGTAAATGTTTCGAAGAATAAAAAGACTGAATATTCATAGACACTAAACCTTTGGCTGTGTCCTCATCAGTTTTGGAACTATTATCCAACTCATGTAATTGTACAATTGCTCCAGTGACTATTTCAGAAACAATGGTCTCTTTAAAGCGATTATTCGGAATTACAGAGAATAGTTCTTGCTCCAGTTCGCAGATGTACGAATATATCAAAGACTTGTTCATTTCCCTTTCAGTTCCTCGATCCGTTCTTTGAGTTCGGCAATTCGTTCGTCCTTTTCAGCAAGGAGAGTTTCAAGAGCCTTGACCCTTTCAGTGAGGACAGCCGCCGAACATCCATCCTTGTCAAGTGCGCAAGAGGAATCACCACGTCTGTCTACCATCTCCAGTTTGTCAATCTGATGAGCCTGCAGGTTATGGTCGCCGTGCTGCTCATATCGTTCCGTGATAGTAACATCATCATCGAAGAAGTATGAAACAGACACGCCAAGTTCATTGGCAATCTTTTCAAGAGTGTCAATTTTTGTAGAGTTGGTACGACACATCACATGAATCTGATTTTCTTTCAGACCCACTCGGTCAGCCAATTCTCTTATAGAGATTTTCTTCTTCTCGGCTATGTCCTTTATCTTCTGCAAATTAGCCATAATTTCACAATTATTAACTATTATTTTAAGGTCTATTAACTATCATTCTATGATATACTATCGTTTTATGATTAACTTTGCATCCAAAGTTACTAAAAAGTAATCAAACTACCGCAAAAAAAATGGAACTAAAAAAACTCAAAACCGCTTCACTCGCCGATGCACTCAAGGAAATGAATGTCGGAGAAACGTGCATAGCCCCCGATGGATATGCACCTGCAACGGTCATCAAGACCTGCTCTGAGTTAAAGGACAAAGGTTACCTTTTTCAGACTTCGCAACGCGCCGGAGTACAAATCATCACGCGATTGAAATAAACAATTGAATTATGGCAAAGCACGGAATTTTCTACGCTCTCTGCGACCTCTTCAACGAGGGCGAGGCGGTGGTCAGCACGAATGACGCAAAGCAGGTTATGACAGCCGCGCGTCACGCGCTCCCCGAGTTCAACGTCTGCTCCGGGTTATACGACCCTGACAACAAGACGATCGAACTATATGTCGAAAACTTCAAGCAGGCAAAGGAAGATGAAAACGACTGAACAGAAGCGTGCGCAGGCACAACGCATAGTCAATCTGATTGACACTCGCGGCGACTGGGTCAACCGCCTCTACCGCTTCACCCAGTTCCTGCTCAAACACCACCCCGATTTATTAATCAACAAGTAACGTCAAAACCACAATAGATATGAAAAAGTACATTATTACCCTCGCACTCGCAACCGCCCTGCTGACTGGTTGCACCACCAACAAGGTTGCCCTTGACAACCTCCGCGCCGAAATCTCGTGGAACGCCTTTTGCGATGCCCACGGCTACGACCGCAACGACAACACATTCCCGACCGTCAATGAGTACCTCGATACTTGGTGTGGCTCCGTGGACGAGGAAGCCGCCTTCATCAAGGCAGGAGTTGAACCCTACTAAATCATACAGCCATGAATAAGACAATCTCAATCATCCGTATCTGCATACTCTTTATCCTCAGCAGCCTCGCCTTCATCTTCATCTTCGGCGAGGAACAGGATGAAAATCTGTCAGCCTTCTTCTTCCACGTCATTGTGGATAAGGGCCTCGGCATCGGCCTGTGCTTCTACATCGGTCGCCTCTACAAGCGTTGGAGCAAGGTTGACCCTTGGCTGATAGCCTACGAGAAAAAGTGTGACGAGGTTATGGAGAAACCTAACCCCATGTGCCTTGACAACGACAAGGAGGACTGACCCGATGACATTTCTCCAGTTTGCAGACAAGAGCGTCCCCTATGGCGTATTCGTGAAAGACGTGGCGGCCGAGGTAGTCCACCTGCTCAAAAAGGACGATGCCGACCCCGACTACGTCAGCCAACGGAAAGCCTTTGAAATGTTCGGGCGCAGGAACGTAGAGCGTTGGCGCAAGCAGGGAAAGGTCAACCCCTGCAAGCGTCCGGGCAAAGTGGAGTACAGAACCGCCGACCTGCGTCTGCTACAACGCACACAACAAGACTACTTAGACCCATCGAAGTAGTCCTCATGGGAGAATACAACCAAGCGGCCGAGGTGACCAGTAGGTGAAAGCACTGGTGCGGTAAAACACCATCGCAGGTTCGACTCCTGCTTCTCCCACTAACGAGATAACAAACATTTTAACCCTCAATATTATGAGTAAAATAAATCTTACCGTTGAGCAAATCAACGACCTGCAACCGCAGGACATCGCCACGAATGAATTTGTGCGCGACAAGTTCATCCAAATCTACGAAGCCATGTGGACACCCTCTACTGGCGTGTCCGGCGAAGCCGCCTATGAGCGCGAAAGCCGCAACTTCAACCGCATCCTCGCCGAGAAAGAGGACATCCGTAAGAGCTGCACCCGATTCTCGCTCTTCACCGCGTTCCTTGATGTGGCTATATCGGGCCTCTCCCTTGACGCAGGCACTCGTGCGCAGGCATACCTGCTCTCTCGCTCCATCGCTGTTGATTCCTACCTCGATGAGCATAACAACAAGAAGAACAGATACGAAACCCAGTGCGTCCTCACAATCTCCGGCTATGGAGAACTCCTGCACCGCGCCCGTGTCGGCCAGATACGCCACGCCGACAACCCAGTCATCGTGTATGCCGAGGACGAGTTCGAGTTCGGAGAGCGCAACGGCAACAAGTTCGTGAACTACACCTGCCGTCTGCCTCACACATCGGGCAACATCGTAGCCTGCTTCATGAAGATTACTCGCGCTGACGGCTCGGTTGACTACGCTGTCATGCTGCCCGAGGACTGGAATCGCCTCGCAGGTTATTCCGCACGTCAGAACCGCAAGTGGGATAACACCAACCGCCGATATGTTGATGGTGCGCCCAACGCCCTCTACGGACAGCGCGGACAGGACGGCACTCTCAAGATTGATACAGGCTTCCTCATCGCCAAGTGTATCAAGCACGCTTTCAAGTCCTACCCCAAGGCGCGTGTCGGCCGGGCTACCCAACTTGAATCACAGCAGGTAGATGAAATGGAAATCAACGATGACATCTACGGACTGGAGGACGGCTCTTCCGTCAATACCTCAACAGGGGAAATCATGCCCAAGCAGGACACTGGCTTTGCTCCTGCCCCCGACACATCCAACGGCGTGACAATCGACCCCGAAGCCTCTGCCGACAACGCAGGGGGTAACGATGACGTATTCTAATAACCCTTACAATACCAAAGTACAATGAGTGAAACTAATAACAACCTGCCTATCCTGCGCGAAGAGAACGTGCAGATGATAGTGCAAAGCGCACCCAACGCCTACAACACCAACTCGCTCTCATCCATGCGTTGCGCCGACTTCGGCAAGAATCTTCTTGACGAGATAGAGCGTTCCGGCATGTCCGATGAACTGGACAAACGCTGTGCCGACTACATAGACAAGGCTAAACGCACTCTCAAGGCGATGAATGAACGCCGTGCGCCGTTCACCAAACTCTTCGACCAGATACGCTCCGAGTTCACTGGCATGGAGAACACCATCGACCCGACCAAAAAGGACACCGTGCCTTATCTGATTCAGCAGAAGCGCAACGCCTATGCCGCCAAGAAGCGTGAAGAGGCTGAACGCGCACGCCAAGAGGAAATGCGCCGTCAGCAACGCGAACAGGCTATTGCCCGATACACGCAGGAAGCTGAGGACGACTACCGCCGTCAGTTCGACAACACCGTCACCTCCACCATCAACGAACTCACCAGCCTCAACCAGTCGCTCACGATCGAGAACTTTGACGAGGTCAGCGAGAAACTCAAGAACTTCAAGACCACCCTCGGTAACGAGTGGTTTCAGTACTGCCAGTCCCACGCCCACAAGCCCTACGAAATCAGCGATGACCAGGCTATCAAGATTCGCCAGTCTATCCTCAACCGACTCTCCACGCAGTTCAAGGCGCAGTTCGCAAGCGAAATCGGGGACTACCGCGACACCATAACGGACGCTCTGCCCTCAAAGAAGCGCGAACTGGAGCGCATGGCAAAAGCCAGTGCCGAGGAACAGGCACGCATGAAAGCCGAACTGGAGGCCCGCGAAGCTGCGGAAACCCGCCGTCTTGACGAAGAGCGCAAGCGCAAGGAAGAGGAAGCGCAGGCCGCCAAGAAAGCACAGCAGACCGCTACCGAAATGGACGGACTTTTCGGCCAGGCCGCCGTGGCTACCCCGGTAGGCTATCAGCCTAAGACCGCCGTCCGCAAGCGTGTTGTCACCGACAACCCCGACGGCATCCTCGCCGTGGTATCAATGTGGTGGTCGAAAGAGGGCCGCTTCCTCTCAATGGAAGAACTCAGCAAGATTTTCAAGAAGCAGATTACATTCTGTGAAAAACTTGCCAACGACAAGGACAACCCCGAACTCATCAGTTCGCTTTTCGTGCGCTACGAGGACGAGGTTAAAGCAAAGTGAGCATGAACAATCCCGATGCATACTATCAGCGCAGTGAGGTCAGCAACTCCGACCTCACTGCCTTGAAAGAACTCCTGCACCCTCGCCCTATGTTCGGTGACCGCGAGGCGGCTTTCCGCTTCGGGTCTATCGTGGACGCTATCATCACCGAACCCTCGCGCGTGGACTTCCTGCGCATGACGATTGATGGCGAACCGGTTGACGAGGACGAGTTTCTCCATGCACGCGAAATGCAACGCGCCCTCCGCGCCGAGGCACGCCGTGACCCATTCCTCGCCAAAGTCCTTGAACTTGCCGACACACAGCGGTTCATGGTCAACAAGGCGCAGGAGTTTGAAAACGGCGGTTTCCACTTCACGCTCGACACTCGCTGTAAGTGGGACTGGTGGTTGGATGCCGCACACTTCGGCGGTGACCTCAAGACCTGCGCGGCATCGGCCCAAAGGGGGTTTGAGGATGCCGTTGACTTCTTCGACTGGGACAGGAGCCGCGCATGGTACATGGATATAGCCAAGTCTAACAAGGATTTCATCTATGCCATCAGCAAGAAGAACTGCAACATCTTCAAGTTATTCATCAACCGAGGCGATGCCATCTACAATCGCGGACGCGAAAAGTATGAAGACCTCGCTTTCAAATACTGGGCTTTCACCTTATGAGCAATCTTCAGCATAAACTCAAGGTTGAGCCGTACCCTTACCAAAAAGAGGGTATAGAGGCAGGTCTGCGGTGGCAACGCTTCCTCATCGGCGATGAGCCGGGACTGGGCAAGACGCTCCAAAGCATAGGTGTGGTTGACACAGCCAACGCCTACCCCTGCTTGGTTATCTGTCCGTCCTCGCTCAAAATCAACTGGCAACGCGAGTTTGAGAAATTCACCGACAAGAAAGCACTGGTGCTTGACAACTCCGTGGCTACCACATGGCCCTATCTCCTGCGGATGGGTATGCAACAGGTCGCCATCGTCAATTACGAAAGCCTGCGCAAGTTCTTTGTTTGGGATATTCACGCACGCAAGCGCAAGGGGCAATCGTTCCGATTAAAGGACGTGGTGTTCTGCCCGGACATACAGATATTCAAGTCGGTAATCATTGACGAGAGCCATAGGGTCAAAGACCCCTCGGCACAGCAGACAATCTTTGCGCGTGGCATAGTCGAGGGTAAGCAATGGCGCATACTCCTTTCGGGTACGCCTGTTGTCAATCGACCTGCCGACCTCATTGCGCAGCTCTCAATCATGGGCCGACTGGCGGAGTTCGGTGGTAGATCTAAATTCCTCGCCGACTACGGCGGTGGTGAAATCTCCAAAGAACGCCGTGGCAAAGATGAGGATGACGAGCCTCGCAACCTTGACCGCCTTTCGGCTGAACTCTATTCGCGGTGCATGATACGCCGTGAGAAAGCAAAGGTGCTGACGCAACTCCCCGACAAGACACGGACAGACCTCTATGTTGACATCTCCAATCGTGAGGAGTACGCACTGGCGGCCGAGGACTTGGCAGAATACCTGCGTACCTATGCCAAATGCGAGGACTACGAGATACGCCGTAAGATGCGCATGGAAGCGTTGGTGAAGTTTATGACCCTCCGCGCCCTATCGTCAAAGGGAAAGGTCAGGCAGGCGGTTGACTTCGTCAAGACGATCCTTGCCAACGGCAAGCCTTTGATACTTTTCTGCTCCCTGCATGAGATTGTGGACGAGTTGAAAAAGGCTTTCCCGAAAGCGGTCAGCGTCACCGGGCGCGATTCCATGAACATGAAGCAGGCGGCTGTTGACGCTTTCCAGTCGGGAAAGGCGCAACTGATTATCTGCTCCATCAAGGCCGCAGGTGTCGGTCTTACCCTCACGGCTTCTTCCAACGTGGCTTTCGTGGAATTTCCGTGGACGTATGCAGACTGTTGCCAGTGCGAGGACCGTGCGCATCGCATAGGGCAAAAGGACAATGTCACCTGCTACTACCTAATCGGCCGTCACACTATCGACCGAACCCTCTACGACATCATCCATAAGAAGAAATCAATCGCCAACCAGATAATGGGTACTAACGATAACATTCCGACCGATGAGATGTATTTCGACCAACTGGCAGACCTCTTCCTAAATCCCGACCCCGATGGCTGATGTCTGCAAGACCGACCTGCAAAAGGTCATTTCCTACCTCGATGAGGCTGCGAAACTATATGACGCGCTCCCCATGCAGAAATGCAAGTGCCGGGCGTACATGATAAACCAGTTAACAACCAAATTAAAATCCAAACTCAATGACAAAAAATGATTTGGCAAGAGAGGTGTCGGTATCAGAGAAACTGCACCTTTCGACAGCAGTAAAGGCGGTGGACGGAATTCTCCGTGTCATCAAGGAAGCACTCGCCAAGGGCGAGGAAGTAACCCTGCGCGGCTTCGGAACTCTCTCCGTGGTTCAGCGCGAGGAACGCAACGCGGTTCACTTCAAGACAAAAGAGCCGATTGTCGTTCCTGCACATCGCACCGTGAGAATCAGAATCAGTAAAGAACTCAAAGAACAACTCAACAATGGCACAGTGGATTGAAGTCAGAGCGCGTTACGACAAGATGATGGAGAACGGCTCGGTCAAGAAAGTAACCGAACCCTATCTCGCTGACGCGCTGTCCTGCACCGAAGCAGAGGCAAGGGTAACTGAGGAACTCACGCCCTTTATCAGCGGCGACTTCCGCATTTCATCGGTAGTCACCACCAAAATATCGGAAATCTTTTGGGATGCGTCCGGCGACCGCTTTTACAAGGTCAAGGTCAATTTCATCACCCTTGACGAAAAGACCGCTACCGAAAAGCGGACAGCAACCTACATCCTCGTGCAGGCTTCCAGTTTCAAAGAGGCATACGACAATTTCATTGACGGCATGAAAGGTACGATGGCCGACTATGAGATTGAGGCTATCAATGAAACAAAATTGGTCGATGTGTACCGCGCTAACTTTGTTTCATTGATAGCCGAAAGGGAAGCCGACAAGATGTTGCGTGACCCCAAAGTTCAGCGTCACGTCAAGAAGTTCGTAGATGCCTGCGCCGAGGGCGGTGTTGAGAGTGTCACCATGACTGCCTGCGATGGCAAGAGCGTCAAGTCTGCCAAGATCGAGATTTCCCAAAAGGGCAACAAGCCTAAACCAAACGACAATGGGTAAGCGTGCTAACAGAGTGGCTTTGCTTGCCAGACTCGGATATGAGGTTAAGAAAGATGCACTCTCTGCGCTCTCTGCCCCTGCCAAAAAGAACAAGTACGGCGCACAACGTGTCGGCGGTCATGCCTCTCAAAAGGAGCATGACCGCTCCAACCAACTCAAGTTGTGGCAACGCGCAGGTGTCATCTCCAATCTCCGTGAGCAGGTGTCCTTTGAACTTATCCCTGCCCAGTACGGCGAATGTGGCACCGACCTCAAAGGGAAACCTGTCCGCGTCTGCATTGAGAAAGCCTGCAAGTACATTGCCGACTTTGTCTATACCGACAACGAAACCGGGCAGACCATTGTCGAGGACACGAAAGGTGTACGCACAAAGGAATATATAATCAAGCGGAAACTAATGCTCTACCTGCATGGCATCCGCATAAAGGAAGTCTGAACTATGGACCGTGAGAGTTTCATATTCTACCGCAGTTTCTATGAGGCTATCAAATGTATGCCCACTGACGTGCAGGCTGAAATATATCCTGCCATCTGCGAGTATGCTTTGTTCGGGAAACTGCCGAAGAATCTTTCCGAGGTTGCCAAAGGTATGTTCACGCTGATTAAGCCTAACATTGACGTGAACACCGCTCGGTTTGAGAATGGCAAGAAAGGCGGTCGCAAGAGCCGTAAGAAGCAGACCGCCACAGCCGAACCTGCCTACACCCTTACCTATGAGCAGGAGGTGGAGCAGATGAGGTCTGATGAGAAATGGCGCAAAACTATCTGCGAGGATTTCAACATCACTGCGGAAGAGTATGAAAAACGCCTCTCTCGTTTCCTCGATCGCTGTAACGAAGATAAGACACGCAAGGGCAAGGAACATCATGATAGTTTCGTGGACTGTCAGAGCCACCTGCGTTACTGGATGACTAAAGCGTACCCGGCAGCTCAGACAAATACCGAGAAAAAATCTGATGACGATGACCCGCCGTTCCCGACATCCGACTACACTTTCAATGGTGGATTCGGTGGCATGGATGTATAAAACAAAATCACAATGGTTACTCCGCTTTCAAAATACCCACGTTGTCTCATTGACGAACTCGCCAAATATGGTCAAAAGCCTACTGGTGACTTGGACTGGGATAAGTGTGTGCTTGACTGCATGAAGCGCAAAGCCAGTGACTCTGCGATTTACGCGGCTATGGAAATCGGCAAGGTCATCAAGAAGGCGAATGAAGATAAGGAGAATGAGCGTAAGACGTTTCCTAATCTTTCCGACCCTGCCGTTTACGAGCTGCATTCCAAACTATTCCTGCATATCGCCAATATCATTGTCATTGAACCGCAAGACCGTGCTTTCATTGTTGACGAGCATAACGAGAAGATTCTCCGATTTTTACTCTACTACTTCAACAATTGCAAGTTGGCAGAGGGTGTTTTCCCGGAGCGTGGCTATAAGCTGCATAAGAACATCATGCTACAAGGTGGCCCCGGCGTTGGCAAGACCATGATAATGCAGTGCTTCTCTGAATATCTGAAACGCATAAACTCACCTCGGTTCTTCCATAATTTGTCAGTGTCGCAGATGGTGAATTATTACACGATTCATAACAACCTTGACCGCTACACTTTCAATGAAGAAGGTAGTGTTGGTTTCAGACCAACCCCGGAGAATATCTGCCTCAACGATGTAGGCCTCAACGATGACAGACTTTTCTACGGCACTAACACCGCAGTTCTGACAGATGAATTCCTGCTTGCCCGTAACGACATTTGGGCAGGCTGGGACAAGTTCGCTCACATCACAACCAACCTTGACGACAAAGCACTCATCAAGCGGTTCACGCAGATTGATAAGTACGGTCGCGTGGTTGACAGATTTAAGACTTACAATGTAATTCCAATAACTGGCACAAGCCGCAGATAAGAACAATACAGATGGAAAAAATGACTCCCGAATTTAAGGCTCTGCAAAAGAAAATCAATAAAGCCGTAGCAGATGCCAACCTGCCAGAGCAACAGCAGTATGCTTTGCTTGCAGGCTGTATAGCACAAGTCTTAAACACTCATCATCCTAGTGATTTTGAAGCGATGAGAGTTCGTATGGCTATAGTATGTGAAAGCATGATGGCTTCGGTCGATGCCGCAGAACGAATGTTTAAGAAATTCATCAATAAACAATGAAACCAACTGAAGAAGTGATACTGACCCACGCTCAAGAAGCCAACCACAATGCTGAACGCGCCTACTGGTGGATGAAAGGTATTGACCGCGAAGAGGCTCAACGCCTCGGCGTGGCCGACATGGTTCAGTCGGTTCTCTCGCTCCTGCAAAAGGTTGACAACATCACAATAGACATTCAAATAACAATTAAACAAAAATCAATATGACAATCGTATCAACCCTATCAATCTGCCTCGCGGTCGTATGTGCTTTCCTGCTCGGTCGCTCGGTAGTCATCAGCACCCTGCGCGACAATAAAAACAAGACCCTCAAAACCGAGATAAAGACCCTCAATCGCCGTCTTGACTACATCGCCGACTCTGCCAAATGTAACCGAAACTACAAGGTGGAGGAAGATGAAGAGGCAAAGGTTTATAATGTAGTCATGTCAGTGACTATTCATCAGTGGAAAGGCTGTTGCTATGCCATTGATGCCATTCATCCCTGCCTTATCAAGGCTTTCCCTTTCTACGATGACAAGGAGTTTGCCAAAAACGAAGCCGAGGAACTACTCGATAAACTCAACGAGAAATGAAAGTTCTTGACCTGCCACTCAAAGGTAAGTGGTACAACATGATAGCAAGTGGCGAGAAGCGCGAGGAATACCGCGAGATAAAGCCGTATTGGATAAAACGCATAATGAAATGCGTAGCATGGTGTAGTAAAGGGCTTTTGCAAGCAGAATGCAAACTCGGATATTATTGCTATGATAATCTTGTGACCGGTAAAAGATTGTGTTATTCCCAACAGAATGGTGGTGCTTGTTGCGGAAACATAGCTGACTTCACGGCAATTAGTGGCGGCTACACTCACGTCCGCTTCCGCCGAGGCTACACCAATACCACGATGCTCTTCAAATGCGAGGGCATAACAATCGGCAAAGGCAATCCCGACTGGGGCGCACCCAAAGAAGAAGTATTCATCATCAAGTTAGGAGAACGAATATGAGCAAACAACAATGTGAAATCTGCGGTCAGATGAAAACTCCGCAGGAAATGTCGAAGTCCTACAAGCACCGCTGTAAGGAGTGTGTCGCCCGGCTCACTCGCATAGACAGACAAGCAGCCAAACAGCGTGCTGAACATCTCAAACAGCAACTGGAGAGAACCGGCTACGCTCTGTCCTCGCCCGAAGATAGACGCAAGGAGCGTATTCTAATCGCCTCATTCGCCATGCAGGGGATGATTGCCAACGATAGGTTCTACTATGCTCTGCTGGACAAAGGAAATCACGCAAAGGCATTGGCGGTTACTTCTCTCAAGTTCGCTGACGCTCTGCTTGCCGAGGTTGACAATGAGAAAGGAGGTAGCGATGATTGAGTTCCTTGCCCACATCGTATCGGTGGTAATAACAGCCGTGGTGATAATCATCCTCGTTCATCTGCTCAACCGCTATGAACGGAAGAGAACCGAGAAATACCACATCACTTGCGAGTATATGCGCTACCGCTACTCTTACAACAAAATGGACCAGTGTATAGCCGAACTCTGCAAACTGGGTGCTGACGGTTGGGAGATTGCAACCTGCGCAGGCGAAGATAGTTTCGCGGCTTACCTCATCCTCAAACGTGAAACCCTACATACCTCATAAGGCTATGGAAAAACCAATACTGGACGCTTGCTGCGGTGGCAAGATGTTCTACTTTGATAAGCATGACACAAGAGTGCTGTTTCAGGATATTCGTAAGATTGACACAACACTTTGTGATGGTCGCTCTTTCAAAGTAGAGCCGGATATAATCGGAGACTTCACCAGTATGTCTTATCCCGACAATACTTTCCGAATGGTCGTTTTTGACCCTCCACATCTCAAGTATTCGGGAAGTAAAAAAGAATTGGACGGTTGGCAGATGGTAAAGTATGGTGCGCTATTGCCCGGATGGAAATCAACCTTGGCCAAGGGGTTCGCAGAATGTTTCAGAGTACTTGTGCCGGGCGGTTTCCTAATATTCAAATGGAATGAAACTGACACCAAAGTTTCTGAAATTCTTGCTCTAACTCCCGAAAAACCAATCTTCGGTCATATATCGGGAAAACGAGCCAATACTCACTGGATATGCTTCATGAAAGGAGAACCACAATGACAATCGCAAAACAACTCGCCCTCGTCCTCGTCAAGGAGATAATCGCCAACAAGAGGAACAGCCATATCGCGCCGGACTACGCTCTGCGCAATGAGGTCAACTTATTGGTCGGCCAGGCACTCGATTCACTGGTGGCTGACGGCTCTCTCGTTCAGCGTGAGGCATCCGTTAATCGCTACATCGCTTATGAGATACCCGAAACGCAGAGCAAACCTGCTCTATAAACTGCGCCGTAAAGGGATTGAGGCTGACACCAAACAACGTGTCATCTTCATTCCTTACGGCGAAGAGCCTCGACAATACGTGCAGGCCGTCCGGCTCTCACCGCCTCAAAGTGGCAGGACAATCACTTTGCCCTCATTGAATACTGGATACGCAAACTTACTCCGCGCGAGTGCTTCCGTTTGATGGACGTACCCGAACACTATATCGACCGACTGCTGTCCGCAGGTATATCCAATTCGCAGCTCTATAAACTTGCAGGCAATTCTATCGTGGTCGCCTGCCTCTTCCACATCTTCCGAAAGATGTTCTGCGAAACAGCGAGGGAAAGTTGCTCCCCGATTTCCCATAGCCGTGAAACCCCGGCGCAGTTGTCGCTTTTCTAAACTTAAAACATCATAACGACTAAATACCAATATCTTTGCTCCATGATTAAACTGTTGGAACATAATCGCCGACCCGACATCTCTTTCAGCCGTAAGAGAGGAACTATCCGCATTACGGCAAGGGTGGCACGTGTCCTCGGCCTGCGTCCCGGTGATGCAATCAACATAGCCGTCAGTAACGGCGAGTATTACCTGCACGCCGTTCATATTACAAACGGCATCGGACGGTTTGAGGCGCAGTGCTGGCCCACCAAGAAAGGGAGCGGTAACTACTGCGCCAGTTGCGTGCGCCTATGCCGTTCCCTGCTTGATTCGGTAGGTGTCAAGGCTGACAAAGCCGCCTACATGGTCGGCCAGGCATTCGAGCGCGACAGCATTACTTATGTTCCAATCATAACTCTGCATCCGCTATTATGAACAAAGATGTAAAATACAATGGCTACACTGCCTCTCCGTCTGACTACGAATGTCAGGACGGAGAGATGTCGTTGTCACTAAATCTCATTGCCGAAGACAACCAAATTAAAACACTTGGTCAGCCTGACATTATTCTCACTTTGCAAGAGGGGGAGCGTGTGTTGTTTGTCCATAGTGTGCCTAATCAGAAGAATTACATTTTGGCACGAGCCGGTTCGGGTTCATCTTTTGGGGTCTATTGGCTAAAGAAAGACCCCACCATAACAGATACGACAACGGCGCAATACATTACCACATTCGACTGCATATTGGATATTACTGCCGTAGGCAATACTCTTGTGTTTGCGTTGGAAGAGGGCCTGAAATATCTGCTATGGAAAGATGATAATTATATGCAGCTTAAAAATCGACCGCCGTTTATCTCAATTGATTTTGGGCTGTATAAGGTTGGCACTCTTGACAACAGCGAGGAGTTTACCATACCGGCACGTTGCGGCGCAACGTGGAGCAGTCAACGTGGGCAGGCTGAGAAAGCGGAGTTGGCCGAAATGACACAAATGGCTTATGGCTTACTCAATCAGGCTATCGTTGAAAAGATAACCTCTCAGGGTTATTTCTATCAGCCTTTCTTCGTCAGATATGCATATAGGATGTACGATGGAACGTATAGTTGGCACTCCGCGCCGATACTCATGTTGCCTACGATTTTACCTCCATTCATAAAGTATAGTGATGACGGCACGCAGCCTGCGGCAGGTGGCACGCTCAATACGACATTCACATTGGATGTGCCATATTTCGGGTTAGCCTATCGCATATTGAATGACGGCGAAGATGAATTATCCAATTGGTCTGACCTTGTGGCTGGCATTGATATATTTGTTTCCGCGCCGATCTATACGTACGACCAATCTAAAGATTTGCCGTGGCGACCGGTAGTCACAACACGAACTATCCTTTCAGAGGTTAGCCCGGACAAGGAAATGTCAACATCGGGCAGACCCACCGAGGTTGTCGCCGCTGAGGTGTTTGTCGGCCATTATGCGGATAGCCTTACCGGCTCTTATGTTGACCACACAATGAAAACCGGCGACTCCCATAGCATTCTTAACATCAAACCGCATGAGAATATGCACCGTAACATTCGGAGTGCGCATGATTTCTACAAACTTGCGGAGATTGATATCAAGAATATAACGGTAATGTCGGCAATGGCACATCTGAAAATAACCGAATCGGATTTGTCATCATTGGTTACTCGCCAAACACTTGACGATGATTATCAGTCTCACTGCAATCTTGTAGCCTCATCGCTCTATACGTTTAACTCTCGCCTTAATCTTGCCGGGGTTAAGATTGCACCTGCCGAGCCGTTTCCGATACGCTCATGTATGCAGTTCGGTAACCCCAAAGGACAGACAACAACGAGAGCTCGCATTACGGTTTGGACTCGTCTCAACGGCGTAAGATGTTATTCCACCCATACCGGAGAGGCTGAGTCCGATATTTGGTACAACCCTGCCTCCAACTTCCCACGCTATCTATTTTACCCCGATGCGTCAGCCTATAAAATGGAAATATTTGTGTCTGAAAGCCAAAAGTATATTATAAATCTGACCCCTCATGATTTTCTAAATGGGGCATACTACTATATGGGCAAGTCGGGAATGAGCAAAGTGACTACACCGACCAACGCAGAGCCGGAAACAGCCGAGTGTGCTACCTCGGTAAGTGTTGGCTCTAAAATATACACTTCGGAAATCAACAATCCGTTTACATTCCCCGTGCTTGGCATTAATACTGTCGGGTCAGGAGAAGTGTTAGGTATTTGTTCTGCTGCGAAAGCACTCTCACAAGGTCAGTTCGGTCAGTTCCCTCTATATGCTTTCACGTCTGAGGGCGTATGGGCGTTGGAAACAACACCGACCGGCACATACTCCGCTAAACAGCCTATCACGCGCGATGTGTGTATCAATGCGGCAAGCATTACACAGATTGATTCATCAGTGCTGTTCGCCACGGATAGAGGCATTATGCTAATATCGGGTTCGCAGACGCAATGTATTTCCGATGTCATAAATACTGACTACCCCTTTGACGTGCTGACCCTGCCCGGCATGGAGAAACTACACTCAATGCTCGGTCACGATGATAAAACCTGCTTCCCGATTGCTCCGTTCTCATCGTTCCTGAAAACGTGTGGAATGATATACGACTACGTTCATCAGCATATCATCGTGTTTTCTCCCAAACACACTTATGCTTATGTGTACTCTCTCAAATCACAGCAGTGGGGTATGCTCTTCTCAAAGATAGAAAGTGTTGTCAACTCCTACCCGGAGGCTCTTGCTATTGACAAGGATTGTAACCTTGTTGATTTCACAAAAGACGGCAAGGAAGAGATAAGCGGCCTCCTCGTCACACGTCCGCTCAAACTGGAAACGCAGGATGTCCTAAAGACTATGGACACGGTTATTCAGCGTGGCCACTTCCGGAAGGGGCATGTGCAGTCCGTTCTCTACGGCTCGCGCGACCTCTTTAATTGGCAGAGGGTATGGTCGAGCAAAGACCACTACCTCCGTGGCTTCCGTGGCACCCCTTACAAGTATTTCCGAATTGCTTGCGTGACTTTGCTCGCCGATGATGAGAGTATCTTCGGAGCATCCCTGCAATTCAATCCGCGTCAGACCAATCAACCGAGATAACTCATGTACTAATTTAATATCTATTGTAAGACGAGAAAGGCCGCCATGCGTGATGCACAGCGGCCTTTCGCTTTGATATGGCATCATTAAAAAGGGTGCAATCTTCTGCGTGCCTTTGCTATCCTGTTGTGCAGGTTTATCCGTATCTCGCTCTCTGCGTCCTCGGCTTTGGCTTCCCATACCTGCGCCTTTGCGGTGTTGGTGATAGTCAGCCAGTCAGCCACAGCCTTGCAGACAAGGTATTCGTGGATGAGGTTCTCAAGCAGGTAGAGCGTGGTCTGCGAGAAGTCGAGCGGTACGCTCAACACTATCCCATAGACTGGCGGCTCACGCAGGTTGTCGTTGAGTTCCGTGCGGTGCAGGTCGTTCTTGGTGTAGGGATATAGAAGTTCCCTGCACTTGCATACTGTCAGATTCAGCACTCGCGTCACACGGTCCACGTTTCCGTCCTCGCCCACATCCTGCACCATGTGGCGGTTGTGGTTGCTTTCCGTGTCCATGACGCTACCCTCTATAAAGGCATAGTTCTTTATGTCATACAGCAGTTGGTCGCGCTTGAACCCTAACACGGCGTTGAGCCTGCCGTCCTTTTCTTCCAAAAAGCAACTCATGGGACACTGGGATTAGTCGGTGGGGCGTGCAGGGCGGCTCCGCTTGCTCACGGTCTGACGGATTAATTCCATGTTCTTGTTGGCAAGGGCGTAGTATTGCTCCGCGTCAGCCTTGTTGGTCACCATGTACCAGTCGGCGATGGCTGTGTTGGCGAGGTATGCGTGGACGGCTTCGCCTACGCCGGTGGTCGCGGCTTCGTTGAAGTTGCTCGGCATGGTGAGGTTCAGCACAAGGTCTTTACTGCCGTCATAGTGGCTGTTGTCAGTCGTTGTGCCGTTCTCGTTGAGATACTCGCCCAGTTCGGTCTGAACCTCCGCAAAGGCTCTCTTGATTGAGCGTAGAATCTTCTCGCGGTTTTCCTCGTCTTCCGAGGCGAACATACTTGCAACCTCTTTGTGGTTGTCCTTGTTCTGAATAGTACGTCCGCGCAGGAACGTTTCATTCATGATGTCATAGAGCAGCCACGAGATTTTGATTGTGGCAGTGACATTCTTCTTTGCGCCTAAAGTGGGGTTTGGCATAGTTCGTAATTATTAAATGTTGATTAGTCGGTGGGGCGTGTCGGCTTTCGGCGGCTGTAGAGTAACCTCTCGGCGGTTTCCATCATGTCGGCCGCCTGCACGAAGTAGTCCTTTGCCTCGCCTTTGTTTGCGAATTTGAACCATTGCCCGATGATCGAGGCAATGAAGAAACTGCGCAGGGTTGACTGGACGCTTGCGGTCAGCACCTTGTCAAACGACTTGCTGACCTCTATTACGGCTTCATAACCGGTCCTGCCTAATATTACCGGGGGCTGAACTGGGGGCAGGGTGTTGGCGTTCTCGGACTGCGTGGATATGCCCGGCTCCGGGAGTGGGTCAACAATGGCAGCGCTGATGAGTTTTGTCCTGCCCGACACCAGCATTTCCTTTAGGTTCTCGTTGGTGGCGGATACGGACTCTTCCCAAAACCTGCTCAATTCCGCGAGGTCATCATCGGCCGCAAGGATGCGGTCGCGTGCGCCCTCGTCGCCGTCTATCAGTTTAGACCCTGTGTAGTCGGTCGCCTTGGCCACCTCTTCGTACACATCGTCTTGAAATATCTGTATGGTGATTGTTTCCATTATAAATCAATGATTGAATAGGTCAGACTGATTCCGATGAACGGCTCAAAGCCGTATGGCGTATAGCCGAAGCCGACTGTCGGCCCTATGTGCCACCGCTTGGGAGGCTTCTTTATGGTCACTATCTCGCGCCGGGGATATACAAACAGGCTGTCAAGGCTCGGATAAACACCGCTGACGTATGCCTTGTAGTCCTCTCCCTCATAGACGTTCTGCGTGATTGGCAGCTGTAATGTCAAGCTGTCGGGTGCTGTCGCCTCAACGTCTGCGCTTGTCAGTTCGGTGGTGTCCGCTCTGATGTCGGGCAGGTTCTCAATCCCTCGGTCGATGTATGAAGTGGGGATTGTAACCTTTTTAGAGCCTACCTGCTGTGAGTGGACAGGCGCAGGCCCGATGTAGGGAATGGTGTCATATACCGTGATGGTGTCGGTTTCGATTGCTTCTCGGCCTGGGATATTGTCGCCGGGCGGTGACTGGCACTTGTGGAGATACGCGCCTGCCACAAGACTGGCGACTACAACCAAGAGTATCTTCAGAAAATTCTTCATGCTTTCTTTATTTTTTTGATGTAGTTGATGATTCCGTTGGCGTGGAGTTCCACGATTGCCTTTGTTCCCTCTTCCGAGAGCAGGAAGTCGCAGTCTGCCTTGTTGTCTTGGAAGAGCGACTCGGTCAGCACAGCCGGGCATTTGGTGTGGACGAGGATGTAGAACCGCGCCTCATAGTCGGGGTCGCCGTCACTCCAGTCTGCCCTCATGGGCTTCTGCCTGCTGTCGTATGCGCCCTGCACCTGCAAGAATGGGAAGCGGTCTTTGTAGTCTTTCAGACCCTCGTCAGCGGCTTTCCAAATCTCGGTGGCGAGGTCGTCAGCCTTAGTTTTGCCGGGCGAGGTATAGACACACCAACCGCCTGCACTCTTCCACTTGCCGTCCGCTCCTGCGGCGTTGCAGTGGATGGAAACGAGCAGAACATTCTCCTTGCCGTATTTGTCGCAGTAGGCGTTGGCTCTGCGGCACCTTTCGGGCAGGCTGATGTCTTTATCCTCCTCAACGAGCAAGTGCGCCTCTATCGGTGTTTTGGCATTGACCATGCGACTGTTCAATGTCTTTACCAATCGGCGTGCTATCTCGCGGCTCTTGAGATACTCTTTGAGTTTTCTGTCGGGGCTACACTTGCCGGGGGTGTCGCTCCCGTGTCCGTTGTCAATAAGAACTATCATGCTTCAGTCAGTTGTGTGTGGTTGTTGGTAAGTCCGAGAACTGGGAGATTATTCTCATCGCGTCTTTCTTATCGACCGCTTCTATGATGTCGTTGATGATTTCGGGCAACTCCTTCATGTGGCTCTTGCGCCGTTTGGCGTGTTCAAACATTGACTTGATCTCAATCACAATCAGACCTACGCCGAACAGCAGGGCCGCGAATGGGAGAAAGTAGAATGTGAACAGCACGCCCAGACAATCTACAAGGAAGCCTATCAGCAGGAATCGCCAATACTCGCTCATCTTCGCTATCGTTACGCGCAACTTATGGGAGTGGACGCGCTGATTGGTTTTCTTCGCCGTGTAAACTCCGTCCCATAAGTCGAGCATAATGGCGATGATTACCAGTAGGCTCACGGCGAGGAACACGCCGAGGAAGAGGAATATTTTGTCAAGTGATAAGATTGATTCCATTGTCGGGATTGGTTAGAGAAGATACGAAACGAATGCGCCTGCGCTTCCGATGACTGCGCCTGCCGTGTCGGCCGCGAGGTCTTTCCAGCAGAAGTGATTGCCTGCCTGCTTGCGGTCGCGTGCCTCTTTCCATACGCCGATGGCGAGTGTCACGAAGAGGGCGGCTCCGTAGGCGGTGGCGGCGCGTGCGCCGGGGTTGTCGGGCATGAGGTTGTAAATCGCGTTGGCAATAAAGGTCGATGCGAGTATTGCCAAAATGAGGCTCACAATGAAGTGAAGCACTTTGTCGGTTGGTACTTTTTTCATGATGAATCTATTTTTGGTTCGGCGCAAAGTTACCCATATACTATTCCTGCCACGCTTTAACTTTTGTGACGCGACAAGAGCGGCGCAAGATTGCTCCTGCGCCGTGCCTGCTTTTAACGATATGAGAGTATCAGAATCAGTGATGCGTATAGGTTGTATAGTAGTCCGGCTTCAAGCCAAAAGACAAAGTGCCTGCGGTCTATCGCCAGTCCGATGAGCGTTGCCGTGATTGCTATGTATGGCACTCCGCTTGTCAATATTAGCCATGCGAGGGCACACAGGCCGAGTATGGCGGCGGCGACTCCATGCACCTTGCCTACCATATCTTCACGGAAGGCCGGGGCCGATGCCACGAATAATGCTGCGGCGACTATGAAGAAAGCCACAAACTGATATTCTTCCGGGGTGTTATTCATCAATGGCACAAGTGCGCACAGGCCGGTGGTTGATATAGTGGCCGGAAACAGCCACTTTCTTTCTGCCTTGTAGTAGATGGCACTGATTGAGGCCGGAATACCGATGGCGTTGATGTAGGCCGTTAGGTAGAGTGTCATGACTACGCACGACACGGAGACTGCGATTAGTTCTGGTAACATGATGTGATAATGATTTGGCGGTTATTTTACTGTCTTGAAAGCGGCCATGTCGCCAAGCTCGTTGATTGCTGTCCACTCGGCCTTGCTGACGGCGGCCCCATAGGCGGTGGCCGTGCGTGCGCTGGGGTTGTTGGGCATTAGGTCGTAAATCGCGTTAGCAATGACGATCGATGCGAGAATTGCTAAAATGAGGGCCAAAATAAAGTGAAGCACTTTGTCAGTTGGTATCTTCATAATGTTGTGAATTTGATTATTTGATTATTTGATGCAAAGGTAATCTGTACTCTCCTTTGCTCCTCTTTATCTTTTGAGTCACGCCGGAGTCTACCTTCCCATTGTCAAACGCCTTCGTTAAGTATCATTTGATAGGCAGAAACAGTTTGGCGATGTTCTGTTTCAGAGTTGAACTCATACGAAACCACCAGAGCTTCCGCAATGTCTTTGAGTTTCAATGTTACTTCTTTCATATCTTCTTCGTTTAATTAGTTTGTTATTTTGGATATTCAAAGTTAGCGATAATTATTTGATTTACAAAGCATTAATCAATTTATTTTCAAGTGGTTACGCAAGTTTTTTTTCGTTATCTTTGACGCAATTTGGAGAATACGTGATAAGTGTTTTGTAATTTGGCGTGAATTTATCACGTCAAAATTTGTGCGTAATATAAATATTCAGTAACTTTGCATTGGTTTACATCACCAATAAATATAGAACTATGCTGTACCGCGTTATAATCGGCAACTTTACCTCATTTGCAAAAGTTAGCGAATTTGAGATGTTCCCTAATATGAAGCGAGAGAATTTCATCAACCATGTTTACATGAATGATAATGTCCCGGTCCTAAAGGAGTGCGCGATATATGGAGCAAACGGATCTGGCAAGTCAAATTTCATACAAGCGCTTCAATTTATAAAGTCATTTGCAACTGAGTTCGTTTTGGACCGAGATTCAGATTGGCTCGTATCTTTTTATAAAAAGAATAGATTTCGATTACCTTTGATTGGTGAAAATGAGCCAATGGTATTCGCTATTGAGTTTTCTGGAGTAATGTCTGCCTATATCTATACTGTTGTGCTTGATGGTAAAGGTGTTGCAGAAGAAGCTTTGTATATATCAGGATTGGGAAAAACCGAAAATCAGTTACTATTTAAACGGACCTACGAAGATATCGTTTTTTCAGAAAAGATAGCAACAGATGAGATTTCTAAAGTATTCCACCGTCAATTGAAAGCGAATCTTTCAATATCGGCTCTTGGAATAATTGGTCGATTGCATCTTATTGACAATAAATATATAAATGACGCTTATGATTGGTTTAATAGCCACTTTGATATTATTGAAGTCAGCTATCAAATTCCATGGTTAGTACAACAATTGAGCCAACAGTCTGATGTGATGAATTTCGTTAGAGACGTGTTCTCTGTGATTGGACTTGGCATCAAGGATCTCTCTATAAAGAGTGAGACATTTGAGGAATGGTTAAAACATGCAGACATAGATGACAAGACTGTCATAACGAAGTTTTTTGAGTCAGTTCCAAGTGGAGGAGACGGCAAAGCCGTTGCCAAAATGAACAGGAAGTTCCCACACCTTACAATCTCGGAGGAAGATGGAGTGCGTACTGTACAAGAGTTGGTGTTCCATCAAATGGGGCAGAACGGCTATGTAGGAGACATGGAGTGCGAAACACAATCAAATGGAACGTTGCGATTGCTTACACTTGTGCCAGCAATATACGGTGCTGTCAAATTAGGGAAGACCGTAGTTATTGATGAAATTGACAATTCAATCCATCCGATATTGATAAAAAAAATGATACAATACTTCGGAAAATCCGATTCGAATGGTCAGTTGATATTTACAACTCACGAAACAGCATTGCTGAATCAACAAGAACTTCTACGCCCTGACGAGGCATGGATGATGGAGAAAAATGACGGTATTACAAAAATGTATTCCCTCAACGATTTTAAGATACACAAAACTTTGTCATTAGAGAATGGTTACATTGAGGGTCGTTTCGGTGCAATACCATTCCTTGGCGACTTTGATATTCTCAGTGATGGACATCAGTAAGTTAGGTTACGCGAAGCACGATGGCGAACGAAATTTGGAGGAAGCCCATCCCGAACGAGTTTCTACAGATAATGAATGTGGGCACATTGCCAATGTCATTATTGATAGTAGATATACAAAAGGGCAACCAACCATTGATGCTAACATATTCTTTATTATATCTGGTGGTTCTGAGAGGGAAAAGGACTATTTCCAACCAATAAACAAAAATTCCAGAAGAGTCAAAATTGCATTTGTCTCAAAACGGAATCAAGGCTTAAACCCTAAGCAATTGTTCGAAAAAGCAGAAGAATTTATTGACTGTAAGATATTTACAATAGAAAAGGACGCCAAATATCATATTGAAGATAATGATATGATTTTCTTACTTCAAGATGTTGACGAATATTACAAAGATTTACAATGCTTAATCCCGAAAAGCAAAGAATACCCACAACTTAAATGGATCGTCAGTAACCCATCATTTGAAATCTGGTTATACTATCACTACTTCAGTGAACTCGAACATTTAACCTATGGGTTGTCACTTGATGTATCAAAAAGAAGTAAATGGCTTAAAACTCATTTGCATGAAATCATAAGTGGTGGAGTCCAAACGAAAAAAGTCTTTTATGATGTACAAATAGCTATTGCCAATAGCTTAAAAAATTATAGGGAAGATGATAACGGGTTTCCAATGGTTTATAGCACACAGATGCACATTTTAGCATCTAATGTTTTGTCTGCAATGGGAACAGAACTTGAAGAAATGATAGAACAAAGGACTAAAGATATTGAATATTTCAGAAAGATTCTTAGGGAAACAACATAACAACGAAGCGAGGTCTATTAGCCACGCTTCGCTTGTCTTGTTTAAAACTAAATCTCAATCACCTTTCTTGTGAATGTGAGGTTTGAGAGAGGGTACATTGCCAGGAGTGAACTTGTTGTCCCTTTGGCGTCTATCAGGCTTGCCAGTAGATTTGGCAATCCTTTTGGGGCCGGTGTAGGTGGGTCAAATGGGCTTTGGTTAAAAAGTTTTGTTTATATTTGCACATAAGATGGGAAATGAGTAATTTTGCAGAGCTGATTATGAACATATTAAACCCATATGAAGGAGTGGAGCATAAAGTTTATAAAAGAACTTTTCTCCAAAGCACCGAGGTCAAGATTGAATTTGAGCCAAAGATGACTCAGGCTGATTTCACGGCTCGTATAGTTCCATTTGTTAACAAGGCATTCAATAAAAACATTTCTGGAGAGTTGGACAAATCCGTTGAACAGATAGAACTATCTTCAAGTAATAGCCAAATACGATTTGTTTTCAATCTCAACTCTGCTTGTGTCGTTGTGGGTTCTTCTGCATATAAAAGTTTTAGCTCATCCGTTGTCCCTCATATTTATGTTTTGCTGAACTACATCAAAGAAGTCGCTTGCACAGAACGAATAAAACAGACATACATCAACAAGGTTAATGTATGGCCAATAAAATCAAAAAATAGCAAGCAGGCTTTTGGCGGTGCTTCATTATTCATATTCAGGAAAGAACATGTAGAAGATATCGCAAATCTCAAGTTTGACGAATCTGATTATCCGGTTAGCGCCACAAAGGAGGCAGTCGTTAAGTGTGGAGAAATGGCCATATTAAAAGCCAAGATAGGCGTTGAATTGAAAGATGTTAATGAGACTCGTTTCATACTTGAATTGCGTGCTCAAACTTCTAATATAGGAGTTGGTGATTTGATTTTGGATTTGCCCAAATTAAATGATATTATTTTTGGAGCGTTTACGGATATCGTTTCTCCTAATATATTTGATTTAATGTCAAAGGTCGAATAACTATGAGTGAAACAGAATTTAAGATAGACGAGCCCAAAAAAATACCTGCAACCAATTATGGTGTACATAGTTGGGTAGTGGTTGTGTGTTCTTCAATTGTTTTTTCATTCGGAAACGTCGCTGGTTCAGACACGGTATATGAAGATGATATATATCAAGAGATTTGTACTCCGGAATGTAATGACGAACATTTCGTAATTCCAGCATCTCTTGTAGCAGATTTAAATCGCAACGCAGAGATTAAAGAGCGACTAATGTCAAAACTCTCAGGGTTTAGGTCAGAACTTGAATACGGATGGAATGGTGGCACAGAATTACCTATGGAAGAAAAGTCCTTATCAAATGCGTTGGCAGCCATTGATGCTACGCCATCGGAAGAATTGGCCAAATGGACAGTATTCCCTTCTCCCAATGGAACAATTCTGTTTTCCCCGACAGATGATCTTGTTGCAGGCATTAGCATTGGCAATAGTGACTTTTCATATGCGGCTCTTGACAATAAGGGACAGGATATAAAAGGCCAAAAAGCATTCTCTGTAGAATCATTTAAATTAGCGATAAGTAAGATAAACTTATTGAGAGAGGTATGAGCTAAACGGCAATCTATGAACAATACATTAGTCCATAAGGAGGAGGATATAGATGATTTAGAGCCAATATCACGGGTGTTGTTTTGCCCGTCTATGGTTGAAAATGGACGTGTGTCTCCAACAGCATTTGAATTAAATGATTTAAAAGGAGGTCCTGAGACCTATGTGTCTCTGTTTTTGCTCAATCTTTTTCAACCGACGGAGGAAAACTGTGCGAAAATGCATGCAAGGAAAGAGGGTGATGTGCTATTTGGACATGCGGTGTCAGTCATAAATAAATGCAAAGACATTGTTTATGACAGAATTTCGCTTTCATTCAAAAAACACGATAAACAAAATGTTGGGCATATTGGGTTGCATTATTCAAATGGAGGTAAGGCTATTAAAGGTAAATGTTCTGAGCCGTCATTTATTATTATAACAAGACTAATCGCACTACAATTTAAGCCAGTGCCATTTTATTCGCACATCTAAACGTATTTATTGATAAAGATCACCACAATATAAAGAATACTCTACATACGGAAAGGGACGCTTTGCGTCACTTTCCTCGTTATTCTCATTTGTTGGCTTTTTTCTTTTTCAATGGCTTTTCTGATGCCATTGCTTTTTCCAATTGTTCTGAAACGTTTTCAGAAACTTGATTTGATATACGGGTAGAAATATCTTCCACCTGTTCACGTGTTAGTAGAGAACCCTTCAATTCGGATTTTGGACACATACTGCTTATCAAAACATCATACATATTTTTTATCGCTTAAAATAGTTACTAAAAAAGGATGCATTTAATTCGGGCTTGAAGTAATGTTTTCTATTAATCCACACAAAACCATCTCCTTTAGAAATAACAGCCACATCTACAGGACCACCAACTGTTTCTTCCCCTGGTTGCATTCTGCGTACAAGTGAAGTCAATGAGATAAAACTTTCTGCCATATTCGCCATATCTTCTTTATCAAGTAAAACCACTGTATTTAACAATGAATCTGTATAGCAAGTTTTCATCTCTTTTACTATCTGCAAGCTTGTCGCTTTAAGAACCGTGTTGATGTCTAATGATTTAACCGCTGAAGATAATGCTTCATTTCCTGGATTGGTATCCAGGATTTTCGTTATTTCTCCGATAACAGAATTTATTGATTTCTCTGTTACATTGGAAATTATATCCTGAAAGCTCGGATGTATTCCACGAATGATTGTTTGGGTTACATCGATTTGTGCGAATGGTGCAATAACAGCTTCTGCCCCATGTTCTGAAATTACCGCAACTCGGTTATCTTCTATGTAGTATTGTAACCGGCTATCTATACCTAAAGTTATATTTATTGGATAAAGAGCAGGGTAAATTTCGGATTCGCCATATCCAACAAACACCAAACCAGTAAAAAATGATTTTGGAAATTTTGCAGTTAAGTAGTAATAAAAAGACTCACACAACAGATCGACATTAGAAAAGCTGCAATTAGTTGCATAAGCCGAAATATCATTATAAGCGTAGTCCTTAAATTTTTCATATGGATATGATGTAAATTCATCGCATTTCTCCAAGGACTTGTTAATTGTCATACAGTCATTTAACTTTCGCTCAATGTCAACATCTTTTTGGTCTTTTAGTTTGATGCCATCATCCCTTTCAATTTCTTGCCGACAAATACCACAAAAAGAATCAAGCAATGCCATCATCTGTTTCTTCTGCGTTAGCTCATCACAAAAGAAATTACGATGATGTAAAAAAGAAATGAAATCATCAATATAACCTTTAACCGTCTGAAAACTTGTATCATACAATTGCCTACGATATTCCTTGATTATAATATCCCAAGGTGTTCCCATAAAGGCTGCATTATTATATGTCATCACAGCCACAGGGTTATACTTTGATAGCGTAAAAATTTTATTTGCGCTATTGACGACTTTGTGTGTATTGCCCATAGTAACTGCGCTATCTGCGGCTACTGCAACGGCGTGTTTATTTAGAACGGCGACTATTGCTGTCATACTTATTTGGTATTATTCAGAGCAAATTTAGTAAAAAACCACAAGAAATAAGCATTATCAAACCTATTTCTATTCATATAGTAGTTTCTTGCCACTTCGGCTAAAGATAATACAAATGTAAAAATTATTTCATAACGTGTGCCACTTCATTAGAAACAGCCTTGTTAATGAAATCATTTATGGTAGTTCCGGTGGCAGTGGCTGCATAGGCGACAAGTCCGTGAAGTTCTGACGGCATACGAAGCACCAACTTACCGCTATATGGCTTTGCAGGAGCAACACCACGCGCATTGCAACTTGCAAGATAGGTATCTACTGCGCAATGAAAATCATCTGTGATTTCATCAATCGTTGTACCCTCATAAGAAATAAGCGTTCCATGTAAGCCTTGAACTTTGCCAAACAAGCATTTGTCTGCATCGCTGTATTCAACAGAACCGGTATATCCTTTATATCTTAACTGTCCCATAATTATATAAGTTTTAATTCTTTCAACGTATCAATCAGCTGCTTAACTTGGTATAACTTCAATTCTCCATTCGGGTGTGGTTTGTGGAGCAATATTGTGTTGTTGCCATTTACAAACTCAACTCGTGAGCCTGAAGTCTTGCCTTTGTTTCTTTCTTCAAAACCGAAGTATTCAAGCAACACCTTGGCTTCGTCATAGTGGAAATCTTTCGGCTTTCCAAGCAGTCGTGCTATCAGTTTTTCTTTCTTACTCATTGGTAATGGTTGTTATTTGATAATGCAAAGATACTAAATATAGTACTAATAACAAAATATTTTCTCAAGTTTTTTCTTCGGGTACAATCATTATCGTTGATGCAATATAAAAAGGAAAGCGCATCGATTCACATCGACACGCCCGACAATCAATTTTTCACATTTTCAAATATGCAAAATAGAGAAAACTCTGATTAAGCCGAAATTACGGTGCAGGTAGCCGATGTCGTTGCCTTGCGCATCACGCAAGGTGAGGATAAAGTCGAAATCTGATTTGTAATTTATTGTCATATAGTCATGTATCTGATGATACTTCAGCGTTTGCCTTTGCGGCTGACGTTACTTCTGTTTTTGCCTCCTCTTTGCACTGTTCGGCATAGGCGTAATACTCGGCATATTCCTCGGGCTTGGTGTCACGCTGGCGCAGTATGCCCAGCTCATCCGCAACGGAGTAACGTTCTCGGATAAGGCGCTATACCACAGCCTTGTAGGCCGTCTCGTCAAAGGGCACTGGCAATTCGTCCACTTCCTCGTATTCTTCGGGGGCGTATGTCATCGCGGCTATGGCTTTGGCAGTCAAGCCGTCCGAACGGCGGCGTACATACTTGCCGCTGTCGCTCGTTATTCGGTGGTTATCGTATCGTATCATAGTAGTTTGTTTTTGGTTTATGCACTTACAAAGGTTACATGTTTAGTTTCAGCGAGTGTCAGAATATCTTCGGGCAGTGCCGCAAACACGTCTGCATGTAGCGTCACGCTTATAGGCTTGGCGGCTGTGGCTCGGCTCTTTTCGACAAGATAGCGCAGGCAATCGACATTGATTGATGAAGCCTTAGCGAATGTCTTAGTCAACGACACCGACAGACCGTCTATCCATAAATACTGCAACTTGCTACCAAATGGGGGAAATATATTATTGAAAGCCGCGTCGCCCAGACTCCCTGGCCATACAGCACCAATAACTTCTTCGACATTATCTGAATTATAGAAAATTGATAATCCGTAAACGGCCGCAGTACCAGTAGGTCGTTGTCCGCGCAGACCTGCTGCAACGCGGATTACCTGTACATCATACGATTGGAAAACAAAGGGAGTGTTGATGCCTTGCCCATTTTGACCGCCGCCTGTTGCGTAGTTATAACAACACAACATATTAGTGCGGATTCCACCTCCTTCACTGATTTTTCTTGGGTAAGATCCGCAAGTTCGAACCTCGTATATCTGACGCGCTTCGGCGTAGCTGATACCTGTGATACCGTTAAGAAAGAAGCCCGGTGTTTCGTGCCATTCTGGATAATAGCCGCCATAATCCAGCCCGAATTGCGGATTGTTTTTGCCTCCATAGCAGTTGCCGAGGTCGTCGCAATCTCCGTACCAACCAACCACACCAAACATCGGCCGATATATCGCATCGCGCCACATCTTAACAAACAGCGCCTTGCCTGCATCCGTTACGCATACGAGGTCTGCGCCGTATGTGTCCTTACCTTTGGCTCTGTACGCGCTGATATATGCCTCGGCGTCGTATTTGTAGGCGTCTGCACCCCATCGCCATGTGCGGTCAGTCCTCGCGGTGGTCGGCTTGTTGTTGGTGATGATGTTGTACTCCTCATCGTCATAAAAACGCTCGGCGTAAGTCTTGGCCGCATCGTCAACAGCCACAAAATGCTTTTGGTCGCGGATGTAGATTATCATACGAGCTGCCATCCAAGCGCGTTGACGGCGAAACAGCCTGCGCTACGGCAGTGTAATCCGTAGGCAGACTTTGGCGGATGCCGTGGAATACGAAATCTATACGACCGTCTATGCGCACGGCGTCGATATTGTCGGTGTAGAAGCCTACACCGCTTGCGACCGCGAGAGACCCGCTATCCACGGACACACTGCCACCGTCGAATGTGGTGTCTCCGCTCAGCGTTGTATCGGTGAGAGTGGCCGTGTTGACCGTGAGGCTACCTGCATTGATATTGCCATTAGCTGTGATGTTCTCGGCGGTAATATCATTGTCGACGTTTAGCGTGCCGACCAGCAGGTCGCCACTTATTTCACCCGAAGCTGCCGTCAAGGACGTGCCAGCCGTAAGCCCTCCTTGGCTCACGATGCCATCCGCCTCTATGCCT